GACAGAATTCAACCAATACCAACAGAATAATAAACAAATTAACATATAAGAAAAAATGACAATAGACAAGAAAAACCCAAAACATATAATTGCGGATGATGGCAAGGTCTTTCAGCGCAAGTCAGATGGTTTCATATACGGAAATGAAATCTATCTTGGTTATACTTACTATCTCAACGGTGAAAAATTAACCATACCGTATGAAGAGCAAATTGAAGACTTCAATGAGATAGATGACCCAAACCCAAAGGAAGAGGAAAATAATGAACCAAACGCATAAAATACTATGGATTACAAGATATTCAATACATTGTCAAAATTCAATTCTGACACAAATAATGGACAGGACTTGAAATGTGGAATTCTCTATTTTGTGAAAGAGAACAACTCTTCACATTTTAGAACAAATAACATTGACGGTTCAGACACCATATATAACGCATTAACACCAACGGGAGACATTGAAATAACTGAGAACGGTGATGAAATTGACATTTCACAATATGCAACCGCAACTGTGGATGTTCCAATTCCTGAGGGTTATATCATCCCAACGGGTGACATTGAGATAACTGAGAACGGAGAAGAGATTAATGTAAGGGAATATGAAACCGCAACTGTGAATGTTGGTGGTGGTGCAAGAGTATTGGAAGGTGTTGAACTTTCAAGTGTTACAGGAGCAACGGGGGAATTTGATGGTAAAAAATATTTTGAAACTGTAACAATACCAAATGGACACACTTCAATTGGTAGTACTGCTTTCTCTAATTGTACAAGTCTTACAAGTGTGACAATACCTGACAGTGTCACTTCAATTGGTAACAATGCTTTATATGGTTGTACAAGTCTTACAAGTGTGACAATACCTGACAGTGTCACTTCAATTGGTAACAATGCTTTATATGGTTGTACAAGTCTTACAAGTGTGACAATACCTGACAGTGTCACTTCAATCGGTGATGGTGCTTTCTCTAATTGTACAAGTCTTACAAGTGTGACAATACCTGACAGTGTCACTTCAATTGGTAACAATGCTTTCTCTAATTGTAGAAGTCTAAATAAATTAACAATAAATGATTTAAGTAGTTGGTGTGGTGTCACTTTATATAGTCAGAACTCACATCCGCTTAATGCTTTTGGTGACTTGTATTTGAATGATGTTAAGATAACAGATTTGGCAATACCAAACACAGTAACTGAAATTAAAAATTACACTTTCAAAAACTGTTCTTTTGCAAGTATAACAATACCTGACAGTGTCACTTCAATTGGTAACAATGCTTTCTCTAATTGTAGAAGTCTTACAAGTGTAGCAATAGGAAATGGTGTCACTTCAATTGGCAATGGTGCATTTCAACACTGTAGAAGAGATATAACAGTTAATGTTCCTGACAGCGTGACAACAATTGGTAGTGATGCTTTCGCTGATGCTTTTACAACGGTTATTGTCGGAACAGGCATCACTTCAATTGGTGGTAATGCTTTTCAGGTAATAAATTCAACGGGTGCAATTAGAATAGCAAGTGTTACAGTTAAGGCTACAACACCGCCAACAATAACCTCTAACACCTTTAACGTTACATCATCTGCCCTTCCTAGATACCCAATTTATGTTCCCGCAGAAAGTGTTGAAGCATACAAGACGGCAACCAATTGGAGCAATTACGCAAGCAGAATTCAACCAATACCAAGTGAATAAAAAACTAATTCATTTTTATTATGGAAATAGAAATCAGAAATATACAGAACCAAATAAAACGTTCTTCAATGGAATTAGGAACAGAAATAGAAATCAGAAATATACAAAACCAAATCAAACGTTCTTCAGAGGACTCAAGAACCGTTGAGGGTCTTGCCGTTGTCTTCAATTCTGATAGCGTTGATATGGGTTTCATAGAAAGAATATCACCAAACGCAATAACAGAGGACACCATAAACAACAGTGATATATTTGCATACTTAGACCACAATTCTGACAGGGGTGTATTGGCAAGAAGTCGCAATGGTAACGGTACATTGAAACTATGGTTGGAAGAAGACGGTTTGCATTACAGGTTTGAAGCACCAAACACAGCATTAGGTGATGAGTTGTTAAGTTATTTGTCAAGAGGTGAAATTAATAATTCATCCTTTGCTTTCACCGTTGCAAAAGACGGTGATGTATGGGAAATGCGCAACGGAAAACATTACAGAACCATCAACAATATTAACAGACTGTTTGATGTTTCACCCGTATTTCAACCTGCATATAAAACAACAACTTCTGTCAGAAGAAGGTTGGATGGTTTTGCGCAGATTGAGGAGAAATTGAATAAAATAAAAGAGGAAATAGAAAAACTTTAAAATCTTGATTTTTTTCAGACTTTCACAATATTTATAATAAAGAACTTAACTATAAAAATAACACACTTATGAGAAAAGTTAATTCAGTCCAACTTCAAGATGAAAGAGCGCAATTGAAGAGAAAAGCACAGGACATAATTGACCTGTGTAAAAAAGAGGTGCGTGACCTCACAGAAGAGGAAGAAAAGGAAATTGAAGACCTCAAAGGACAGATTAAGAAAAAGGATGAAGAGTTGAAGGCACTTCAACAGAGAATCGCAGAACTTTCCGTAGAGGATGAGGAAAAAGAACCTCAGGAAGAAGATAAAAAAGAAGAAAATAAAAGAAGTATTAATACTAATAACACTATGAAGAAAGAACAATTCAGCCTTTTGACGGCTATACGCAACATTGTGAACAACAAGCCTATGGATGACATTACCAAGGCAGTTATTGAAGAGGGTGACCGCCAAGCAAGAAAGGCAGGCATCAACACACAGGGGCAGATTCAAATTCCTGTTGAAAACCGTGCAGACATCACTGTATCATCTGAAGGTGAAGACGTAGTGGCAACTGACATTTTGGATATAGTAAGACCACTCCGTGCAAAGAACGTATTAGTTCAAGCAGGTGCCAAGTTCCTTACAGGCTTGGTTGGAAATGTACAAATTCCACGCATGACCGCAGAGAATGTATTTTGGGAAGGTGAGAATGCAACAGCAAAAGACGGTGCAGGCACAATGGACCACGTCACATTAAGTCCTAAGCGCATTACGGCTTACATCTCCGTGAGTAAGATGTTATTGACCCAAACGTCCTCAGATGTTGAAAATGCCATACGTGAGGACTTGATTAATGCTATCAACACCAAACTTGAACAAACCATTCTTGGTGATGGTGACGGTAAGGCAGGTGGTGCATCTGTTGTAGCACCAATTGGAATGCAGAATGGTGTAACTGCAACTGAAGTTGCTGACTTTGCAACTCTGTGTGAAGCAGAAAGCGATGTTGAGGATGCAAACGTCCTCGGAGAATGTAAATACGTGATGAGCAACAAATGTAAAGCCGCATTGCGTGGAATGATTAAGGGCACTAACGCAACAGGAATGGTATATGAAAACGGTTCAGTTGACGGTACTACCGCACTCAACACTTCTCATCTTGGCACTGACAAGGTGTTCATTTACGGTGATTGGAGTAATCTTGCAATTGGTCAGTTCGGTGCGCTTGATATACTTGTTGACCCGTACACAGCATCAAAAGAAGCAAAGGTGAACATTGTGGTTAATGCCTATTTTGATGCAGTTAAGGTAAATCCTGACGCATTTGTTGTAGGTGAAGTTGTAACAGAATAATATCTGACATAAAAACGGGTTTGGGGTTGCAATACACCCCATCCCAATAATTTTCTAATTTATATAAAGGACTTATGTATTTACAGTTATACCAAATAAAAAAACATCTCAACATAGATGAAGAATTCCATGATGATGATGAATACCTCGTGGACTTGGCTATCGTTACGCAAAATGTGGTACAAAGACACATAGACAGACCTTTATCTGAATTGGAAGATGAAAACGGCAACATACCAAGCGCACTGCAACACGCAATGTTAATGTTAATCGGCACTTACTACGCAAGTCGTGAATCTGTCGCATTTGTCAGTTCCTTACCGTTGCCACATGCGTATGATTACATCATTGCATTATACAAGAACTATAACGGAAATCATGAAGCACCCATAGAAATACGATGATTGCAGGACGATTGAACGAGGTTATACAGATATTTGAACTTCAGGAAGAAGTCAATGAGTACGGTGAACGTGAACAGAAATACGTTTTCAAGTGCATTACACGTGCAAAAGTGGAGTGGAACAACGGAAACAGGACTGTTGAGAACAATGAAATAGTATTCAACTATGACAAAATATTCAATGTTCGTTCATACGTTCCGGTGACTGAAACAAGTCAGATTAAATGGCAGGGTAAATTTTACCGTATTCACACTGTTGAACATCGTAGGGAATATAATGACATTCTGATAAACGCTGAGTTGATAAATGACTGATAAGATTGATTTAAAATGGGAAGAGATAAAGAAGGATTTTGACAAGTTGATGAGCAACGACACGACAAAAGAAATTCTTTTCAAGGCACTTAAAGCAGGTGCCAAGTCATTGGAACAAAACACACGCAAACTGTTCAGAAGTGCAATGGGAGCAGCAGCAAGACATCCCAACAGGTGGAACGGCAAGACGATGGAAAGCGGTATAAGGATGAAAGCGGATAAAGCCTATATTGAAGCGATGGTTGCGATTATGGGTGATTTCAGACTTAAATTTTTTGAAAAGGGAACTGCGGAACGACAGACAAAAGGACGTAAGATTTTAGGTTACTATAAGGCAAACGGCAAAACATACCACAATAAACTTCAACGAGAGGGAAAAGGACACAGAACGGGACGCATTAAGGCGATGAACTTTTTTGCAACCGCAAGGTCAGACGAGAATACCATACAGGATATTATATTCAAAAATTTAGATAACGAGTTTCATAAACTGTTCACAAAATGAAAAATTTTGAGATTGGAAAGGAAATACACAGAATACTGACAGAAGCCAACATCACAGGTGTCGGCAACAAGGTTTTCCCGTTGATTGCAAACGTTAACACAACGTTCCCTTTTATCGTTTACAAGCGTTATAATTACAGGCCAACAGCCAACAAGGATTTGGACAGTGAAGTGGTAAGTATGGAAATAGTGGCTGCGGCAACCAAGTACGATGACAGTGTAGCAATAGCAAATTCAGTTGCTGACGCTTTAAACAGCAAAGAAACACAACTAATTGACGATATACAAATGACAAATGTATCTGAGGATTTTATAGATGACGCATTTGTGCAACAGATGACATTTGACATTTACATAAAATAGAAAATAAATTAATTAAAATATTATATATAATATGAGTAAAATTAAAGGTGGAGCATTAATGCTCTTTGTAGACGGAAAATCTATCGCATACGCAACTAGTCATACTTTAGAGGTGACTGCTGAAACTACCGATGCAACCAATAACAAGGACGAGGGCGGTGGCGATTGGACAAATCAAGAAGTTAACATGTTAAGTTGGACTGCTTCTTCTGAAAACCTCTATTCTGAGGACGGTGAGGGCAATAACTATGAAGATTTATTTGACCTTATGGTTGCAAAACAGCCAATTTCCTGTGTATTCTGTAAGAAATCAGAAAGTGCAGATGAAGTGCCTACAGGTGGTTGGACTACAAGCGTTCCTAAGTATGAAGGAAACGCGGTGATAAGCTCGTTGTCCTTAAATGCTCCAAATGGCGAGTATAGCACTTTCTCAGTACAACTTCAGGGCGTAGGTAGATTGGAAAAAAAAACGAGTTAACAACGGGTAACACAAACAGCAATTCCCAACCACAGGGTAATGAAGAACCACAATTGGGTGGTGGTGACGAGCCAAACGGAACAGAAGAACCGCAAGGAACGGAAGAACCCAATAACGGAAACGGTGGTGACTGATTAAAACAGTGTGACAATTCTTTATGGGGTTGTCACATTTTTTGATTGATTTTTTCAGTCATTGAAACTATTTATATTATAGACAATAATACATAAAAAAACTAAGATAAAAATGAAAAAAGTAAAAATCAAAGGTAAGAACTACAACATCAAGTACACTATTCGTGCGTTGTTCATTTGGGAACAGATTACGGGTAAATCGTTCAAAATTGAAAATATGTTGGACAACTACATATTCTTCTACTCAATGTTGTTAGCAAACAATAAGGATGACGTAATACAATGGGATGACTTCATTGAAGCGATAGACGATGACCCAAATCTGTTTGAGAAGATGGCAACATTGGTTGCGGAACAGCAGAAAAAGGACGAGATGTTTGAGACACAGGACGAGAAGGGAGAAAAAAAAAGTTAAGTGTAAGTGAACTATACGCTATACTTACTTTACGGCTACACTTAGACCCACAGTACGTGATGGATGAAATGGAAACGTACGAGATAGCGGCATTGATGAAATATTCATATTTTGCAATAAAAGACAATTGGGAACAAGCGAGACTGATAGCCTATATGGTGGCACAGGTAAATTCAAAACACCGTTTGAAAATTGAGGACATTTTGCCGTTTTCGTGGGAAAAGGAAGAAGAAGAGGAAGAAGACACAGCCATAACAAAAAAAGAAATTGAATCACTCAAAGCGCAAGCGCAACAATACATAAACAGTAAAAACAAAACCAATGGCTAAAGATTACGTTGTAAAATTTGCAGGAGATACAGGTGACCTTACAACCAAAATTGAGGACATAAGGGAAAGGTTTGACAAGATAACACAGTCAACAGCACCACTTAAAAGACAATTGAAAGACCTTCAAGCAATAATGGCAGAAATGAATATGAAAGGTCTGTCAAACACTGAGGAATTCGCAAAGATAGCACAATATGCAGGTCAAGTAAAAGACGCGATAAGTGACGCAGGAAAAGCCGTGGGCGAGTTTGCAAGCGATACACAGGCATTGGATGCTGTTGCAAGTGCTTTTCAAGGTCTTACGGGCGGTATAACACTGTTGACAGGTGCAATGAATATGTTTGGGGGAGAGAGTGAGGAAGTACAACAGGCAATACTTAAAGTACAGTCCGCTATCGCAATGTTGAACGGTGTACAGGCGATTGCAAACACTCTCAACAAAGACAGCGCATTAATGTTGGCTTTAAAATCAATTGGTTTGGGTACTAACGCAACAGCCACAGCAGCCAACACCACAGCAGAGGTTGCAAATACGGCAGCAGAAGTTACAAATACAACAGCCACTGTAGCAAATACGGCAGCAGAAACGGCAAACGCAGCAGCACAGACAGCAAACACGGCAGCAACAGAAGCGGCAACGGTGGCACAGGAAGCAAACAACGCTGCGGTTATGGCAAACCCTTACGTATTGGCTGCGGCTGCAATAGCGGGATTGGTAGCAGGTATTATTGCGTGGATTAGTTCTATGGACGATGCAACAGACAGTGAAGCGGCATTGGAAGCGGCAACGGACGCATTGTGTGATGCGATGGACAGTGAAATGAAAAACGTTGGGTCTTCCATAAACCTTTACAACAAACTCAAAAAACAATATAACGAGTCTGGAAAGAAAGTTGACGAGTTCGCAAAGAAGATAATCAACAATAAGGAAGCGCAGAAGAAATTAGGTGTTGTTGTCAAAACCGTTGATGACGTACACAGACTGTTTGCCAACAACACAAACGCATACCAACGTGCGGCAATAGCAAGAGGAAACGCATTGGCGGCAGAATCGGCACAGGCAGCGTTGTTGGGTTCAACATTATCGGAACTAACAAAAGTATATGCCAAATTCAAATCAGGACAGGAAGTCAATTGGCGAGATATGCGTAAAATCATACAAAACGCAGGTTATACTGCGGAAGCGGCAGACCAAATGATGCATTTCGCAGGTTTTCAATATGACGATAGCGGTCTGTTGTTTGGCTATGGTGACTTGGCAGGTGACGGAAGTCTTGAAAGACTTTTGGACTACGTGACAAGAGGTGGAGCGTTCAAAGTCTTGGAACAATTAGGACAGAAATTCCAACAGACATTTGAGGATGTCAATATCGCTGACTTTAACGGGATGTTGACAGACAACATTAATGTGTTAAATGATGCGGAAAATGCGGCAACGAGAACGGGACGGGCAGCAGCAAATGCAGGAAGCAATGCTTCACGTACAACAAGGGAAAACACAAAACTCACAAAAGAACAGAAAGATGAAATAGCAAAGGTATTGACCACACTTCAAGGATGTGATGCAATAATAAAGGACGCACAGGCAGATATGAAGAAATTGGACAATACGAGTGCAACCTATGTTGCGGATATGCAAAAACTTCGCAATGTCATAATGGGTGCGAGAGTTGCAAAATTAAACCTCATAGACAAGGACAGTATACAAGGTTTGGCAGAATATAAAAAGGTAGTACAGGAAATAATCAACGATTACCCACAAGGACAGGCAGGACTTGAGAGGTGGCAGCAAGAAATGCTGAAAATCAATGAAGAAGCCTATAAGATGGCTAACGCAATGTCACAAAGCGGCAGTTTGGATGATTTGAAAAAAATCCAAAGTGCAATACAGACGATTATCAACAGTCTGCCTGCAGGTAGCAGCGAGTTTGAAAAATGGCAAAACCTACTCAGAAATACGTTAGAAAAAAGTTATGACATAGCAAAGGCGATGTCAACAAGTGAAAGTCTTGACGATTTAAAAAAGGTACAAAGCGCAGTAACAGCCATAATAAACAGTCTGCCCGCTTCAAGTGACGAGTTTGAGAAATGGGGTAATATTCTTAAAGAAGTCAACGATAAGATAGCGGCAGCACAGCAAAAGGTGGATTATGCGACAAACGGTATTCAGACAGGTAGTTTAAGGGCAAAACAAGACGAGTTGAAGAAACTGCAAGAGAGACTGACAAATGAAAACCTTACCGTTGATGTAAGACTTCAACTGTCAAAGGATTCAAAGAAACTCCAACGTGAGATAAATGAAATGACAAACAACGTTGCAGAGGGAAGTATAAAGTATTTACAGGATGAAGTCGCTGAGTTGCAGGAACAACTGTCTAACGCAGATTTGACAATAGGTGAACGTATTGAACTGAACACAAAAATTGACCAACTACAACGAGAAATAGACGAGAAAACTAAAGGGGAATTAACGATAAAAGCGGAAATTGTACCAACATACACAAAAAAAGGCGATGTCTATGACCAACGTCAGAGTTACGAGAACGCAAACGCAAGAATAAGCAAAATACAGGAAGACTTAGAAAGAGGTGTCATCAAAAGCAGAAAAGAGGCTATCGCAGAAATACAGGATTTGAACGCACAACTTATGGCGATGAAACTAAAACCTATTGTCGTTCATATTGAAACGGATTTTGAAAAGATAGTAGATGGCATCAACGAAGGCTTGAACGGTCTGTCTTCAATTACAGGTCTTGCTGACAGTTTTGATACATTGACAGAAAAACTTAAAGAGGGAGCAGACGCATGGGATTTGTTCAAATCTGCGATTACCGCAACGGAATCCGTTTTGAATACCATAAGCAGCGTTATAAGAACTGTCACTGAAATACAGGAAATGTTCAACTTGACCAAAGGTGTTACAGCCGCAGTGAACAAAACGGAAGCGGAAAGTACAACAGAAGCAGCAGCAGGCAATATTGCAAAGAGTGCCACGGACACAGAAGCAGCAGTTGCGGCACAGACTTCAACATTGGCACTTAAAGCACAGGAGGCGGCATACTTGGACATGGCGGCAGCGGCTATTTTTGCAGCACACGCAAGCATACCATTTGCAGGTGTAGCAATAGCCACAGGACAAATCGGAACAATGATGGCTGCGATGACAGCACAACACACTGCGGCACTCACATTGGCTGCATTCGCTGAAGGCGGTATCGTGGGAGGTAACAGTATTTATGGCGACCGGATATTAGCACGTGTAAATTCAGGTGAAATGATATTAAATAAACGTCAACAGGCTAACCTCTTCAATGCAATCAACAACGGTATGTTAGGCGGCAGACAGGAAATAACATGGCGCATTAAGGGAAGTGACCTTTACGGAATATTAAAAAACTACAATAACATAAAATCTAAAACAGGCAAAGCAATATGGTAATACACGGACAATTTTATGACGTAAAAAACAACCTCATTGACGTTACGATAAACAATACAACCGTTACAGGTGAACAACTTGAAATAGGGCGTGAAAGCGGTGTGTTATTTGGTGCAGAACCTGTGACAATCGAGACGGATAATGAAGACACCTTTAATCATATCATCCGTAAGTCAGCGACAATTAACCTAATAACGACAACATATAAAGGTCACATCTTTTTTGCCAATAATGCACGTAGTGTAAGTGTAACTATAACGAGAAATAACACCTGTATTTTCTATGGGTTTCTAGAACCAAACACCTATGAACAACCATATACAAAACCGTTAGACGAGTTTTCACTAAATTGCGTTGACGCTTTAAGTACACTTCAGTACTATAAGTATATGGGGGTGACACTTAACAATTTTGACACAAAGAAGACAGACGCAACACAACGCACGTTTTTAAACATCCTAATACCAAATATCCTTTCATCTGAAATAATGCAAGGTGCGGTTTATTACGACCTATCTAAGGGGGTTTCAAGTGCGAGAACATCATACATATTCAATGACCTTGCAATAAATGAAAGTTATATTATAGGTAAGGACTATGAAGACACATGGACACAGGAAGAGGTATTGGAAGAAATACTAAAATATATGAATTTACATATTATTCAAAACGGTTACAATTTTTTTATTTTTGATTGGGATACGTTAAAACAAAACAAAACCCTGTGGCGTAATATAGTGTCAGGAAGCAGTGTTACTATATATTCTTCTCTCGTTACTATGACTAATGCAATGCACGCGTCTGATGACACTAACATCACGATAAGTGAGGTGTATAACCAAATCAGCGTAAAAGATGAATTGGAGGCACAGGACACGTTAGTGACATCACCACTTGAAAAAAGTGACCTAACATCATTATGGAGGGGTAAACAGTTATATATGTCTGAATTCATAGCAGAGGGAAGCGGTGACAATGCACACGATGCGATGATAAATATGGTTAATGGCAGGGCAACCACTTACAAGAATGCAAAACAAGTAGATTGGTTTATTCAGGCACTTAACAATAAAAATTGGAAATTGATGTATAACGGTGAAGACAGTATTGACGAGTTAGGTGAACAAGACCAAGACGGAAAATATAAAAATCAGTGGAAACTCGCAAAATACCTTAAAGAACACACCTGTGTTCCGTGTATCTTCAAGTTAGGCAAGATAGAAACTAAGGGCGGTACTGTAACAGACAATTCACCTGTTTCAAAAATTGACATGAAACCGTACCTTTACATTTCTATCAACGGAAATCAAATTGATTTGGAAAATAGCCAATACCCAAATGATAATGACATTGACGGTCAAAAACCAATAATTGAATACGTTGGAGATTCAAGTGGCGGTGTCTTTTCACCCGTCGATGATGATACAATAAATTATATTGTATTTACAGGTAAAATACTTCTTCAACCTATAACTTATGAAAGCGGTAAAACTTACGTTTCAACTACCAACAACTATGAAACGATAAGAACACAAGGAATGCGCAAGTCAGAAGGCGCACATGCGGCTGTTCCACATTACGGTTATATAGATGACCCAACAGACCTGATTTTTGTTGAAAGTTTAAACAACTTGGTTAAATCAGACAACAATAGCGAAGGCAGATATTACACTCGTAAGTTCTACACTACTGAATATGTAAAGGATGAACCAACAACATACCTGACAGACGGCAGCGCAGGAATTCAGCCGTGGACAGATGATAAATGTGACAAGGGATACCAATACAAGTACAGCAAAAAATGGAATTCAGAAGACACTTACACAAAGTTGCCGTTAATTGAATGTGAACTTATAATTGGTAACAAGAGATTAATTGAAACCAATATAGATGAAAAAGGAAACAGTACATTTCAGTGGGTCCCACTTGGACAGGAACCAACACAGACTGTTGACGGTGTTACATATACATTAACCACTTTTAGTTTGGGTGTAAATCCAAAAATTGAAGATTATATAATTGGACAGGAATATGACATTCAAAACACCGTATCTTATACGATGAACTTAGATGTTGAAGGGACAGCAATACCTATAACAAAGGATGACGCATTAAGTGGTGCTGTTATTTTCAGGATATTGGGGCCTGTCAACACTATTTGGAAAGAGATAACAAAAAGTACACACAGACACTTTTTATTTTGGCGACACACCACATGGGCGACAAATAACAGATTTATTTTATCCCACTGTGAAAATATTATAATTAAAGAATTTGAATGTAAATTATACTGTGACAATGGACAGAATGCAGTAAATGAACAAAATGACTTGATATATATGTCAGATGAAACTGACCAATTTGTCAATAAAAAGGATGACATTGAATTCAAGTTTATAACACAGTTGAGTAGTCAAGAGTGTTTGGAAAAGGGAATTGAAAACACAATAAACATTAATGCCGTTATTGACGCAAGAACCAACACACCGCTTACAAGCATTTACAATGCAAACACACAGGAGACCGCAAAGGCTGAAGAGCACTATGTAGATAACTATTACAGGGAATATTGCACACCGAGAATACAAATGTCCGCAACAGTCCATAATTCAAATGATATAAAATTCAATAATACATTCCACTCTATACCTCTAAATAAAAATTTCTTCGTACAAGCAATAAGCGAGAATATTCGTAATAACACTTCAACAATAAAAATAAAAGAAATTTAACTAAGGAAAAATGATAAATATAAAAAGTTTTGCAAAGGCAAAAAAAGGAACTTCAACAAGTGACAGTTCAACAGGTTTTAGCAACACAACCACATTGGTCAAAAAAAACCTTGACACACATTATATTTATGGTAATCCGTTTGACGGAACGCAAGATGTTAGCGGTGAAATAAATAATGTCACAAATATCAATGCAAGTGGCACTGTTACAGCAGAACAGGTAGCCGCAACAACAGGAAACATTACAACAGTTAATTCCACAAACGGTAACATAACAAATGTAAATGCCACAACAACCAATACAACTAACCTCACTGCAACAAGTGCTGAAATAGATGATTTGATTGCAACATTGTTTGAAGCGGAAGACGCAGTTATCGGTGACCTAACAGTTAAGAAAGCGCACTTTTGGGAATTGATAATAGATAAAATGAAAAGTACTGAGGGTGCATTTATTCTCAGTCCCGCAAACGCAAAGATTGAAAAGAAACAAGGGAATTACCTTATGTGGAGGATTAAAGACCCATATACAGGTGAAGCAAGAATGAATGATTTTGCGGTGGGTGACCAAGTAATTTGTATGTCTTTCAACAAGGCAACGGAAGTGCAAGTTGCAACTTACGATGTGGACAACAAGTATTATTGGTCTGTTGTCACGGCAATTGGTCAAAATATGGCTTATGACCCGATAACCTCAGAATATGTTGAATGGCATTATATAACACTGTCAGACGTTGATTATGATGGTACACTTGACATTTCAGAGGGTGATGAGTTAGTTGTATTAGGAAACAGAAATGACTCAACAAGACAGAACGCAATAATAATGTCCGCAACAAATTCAAATTTCCTTGATGAAACCATAACAGCACCATCAATTGTCCAATATAAGGGAATACACACGTTTGAGTTGGCAAGATATAGATTAAACTGTATTGGTGCAAGTGGTAATACGTTCTATGGTAATTTCATGGTGGTCAACGGCAATAATTACACAGACGTACAAGATTTAATCAATGATTCCAAAGCAAACATTGCGTCAATAGTAACAGACAGTCAAATGTCATTCATCATAACAGATGAAAACAACCAATATGACAGCATAAGCGCAGGTGTTGGACTTGTTCAATCCGTTAGTTTTTATTTGGGTAGCACATTAATTGAAACCAATGAACTTGACAGTACATCATACGTTAAATACAGAGGACATACACACTATATTAACAACAACACACAACCACGTGTACCGTATGTAACAGGTATCGTTTTTGACCAATTTACTGATGTTGATACAGAATTACAGATAAGTTACAAGTATGTCGGTGTTGACATGCAGGGAAACCCTGTTGCAAGTGTAACAGCGCAAGATGAAGAATTTGAATGTTATGTGAAATTTACACGTGACGGTGTTACTTATGAAAAGACATTAAAAGTACCTTGTAAAGTAATAGCAACACAAGCGGGTGATGATGCGGAATTTGATATGATGTTTGTCAATAATTTCAACGCAATAGTAACACTTCAAGACAAGTTAACAATTAACAGTACTGTTGACGTTTATCATTGTGTAGGGCAGTCTGTGACAAAAGTAACAAACCTTAATGACTATACACTTACAGCCACAAGTAACGCAGGTGACAGTATAACATTCACAAAGTCCAATGGGTCATTTACCTATTCAAACAATAATTACAGAACAGACTACTCACAACAGCAAACGCTACAAACATCATATACATTAACACTAACAAAAAGTGGGAACATACAAGACAGACAAAGTTTTCCTGTTATATTTGATGCAGGTTCTATTTTCCAAGTAAAGCAAGACGCAATAACATTAGCCGTACAGGGGTCTAACGCATACACAGACCAACAAATAACGACAGTCA